CAACCGTGTATACAAAGGGAACCCCTTTACATGTTCGTGGAACTTTGCTTTATAATTTTCATATCGAAAAGAAGCGACTTGAATACAAATATCCACTTGTACAAGAAGGTGAGAAAATAAAATATCTACACCTCAGACGCCCCAACAAAATAAACGAAAACGTTATATCTTTCCTTAACACATTTCCAAAAGAATTGGGATTAGAAGGACAGATAGATCGTGATGCCCAATTTAAAAAGTCTTTTCTCGATCCTTTACAAATCATCACTTCTGTGATAGGATGGGAGACAGAGAGGAAAGCAACTCTAGATTTCTTATTTGCATGACATCATCATTTTTAAAAAACATTGTCAAAGAGATTGACAATGACTACGCAGGACTATTATCAGAAGGTGGCGTAGGTGACATTGAATCATTTATTGATACAGGATCATATATTTTTAACGCATTAGTTAGTGGTTCTATAAACAAAGGTATACCTAGTAATAAAATTACTGCACTAGCAGGAGAGAGTGGCACAGGTAAAACATTCTTTTGTCTTGGTGTAGTCCAAAGTTATCTGCGTGACAACCCTGATGCGGGTGTTGTTTACTTTGAGAGTGAAGCAGCAGTTACAAAAGATATGATAGACGAACGTGGTATAGATGGCACACGTATGATACTTGTTCCAGTCACTACAGTCCAAGAGTTTAGAACTAATGCTATACAAATTTTAGATAAATATCTAGAACAGAAGACAGAAGATCGCAAACCTATGATGTTTGTGTTAGACTCTTTGGGTATGCTTTCTACATCTAAAGAACTAGCAGATAGTGCCGAGGGTAAAGACACTCGTGACATGACTAGAGCACAAGTTGTAAAAGCAATTTTTAGAATTCTTACATTAAAACTAGGTAAAGCGAATGTCCCACTACTTGTCACAAATCACACCTACGATGTTGTCGGTGCTTACATCCCAACCAAAGAAATGGGTGGCGGTAGTGGTCTTAAGTATGCTGCTAGTACGATCATTTACCTCTCAAAGAAAAAAGAGAAAGACGGTAAAGATGTCATCGGAAATATTATCAAAGCTAAGGCAGCAAAGTCTCGTTTAACAAAGGAGAATGCAAGTGTTGACACACGATTATATTTTGATGCAAGAGGACTTGACAAGTATTACGGACTACTGGAGTTGGGTGAGAAATATGGAGTTTTTGAACGTAAAGGGAACCGTATTGTTGTTGGCAATTCTAGCGTCTATCCTTCTGCTATTCTCAAAGATCCTGACAAATACTTCACAACAGAAATAATGGAAAAACTTGACTGGGCAGCGGGTCAAGAGTTTAGGTATGGATCATGAGAGATGATTTATTCCCATGTCCTATTCGCAAATATCATTTAAGTGATTTGTTAATAGATAGATGGGCAAACGAACAATACGAAGAAGAAAAATTTAATATTACAGCACCGTTTAGATTACATATTACAGACATCCCTGCAAATTTATCAGCAAGTTATACTGATATAACAGAGAAATTCCTAGAAGATTTAAAAATACAAGATGATACTATTGCATTAATTACAGATATAATGTTGACAGTATTGGAGAAGGGTGATAGTTTAGATAGATGTAATACTCTACCTAGTCATTACACTGCTACACATTACATAAGTAAAGAACCTGAGCAATCAGATATATTTCATCATCCTGCAAAATCTTTAATAGATCCATTCAATCCTAATCTAGATGAATGGGTAAGTGGTGCAGGGTTGTATGTTAATCAAGGTGACGTTATAATACATCCATCTTTTTTAGAATATAGCACACCTAAAGTTGATAAAAAAAGAATAGCAATAACTCTTTTAATTAGATTGCAACCTAAGAATTAATTATGAAAACAGTTTATTGGTCTTTCTCTCTTGGAGACACACTTGAGCAAACATTACCTACAGATTACACAGATCCTCCAGAGAAATTTGGAAAAGATTATGATAAAGGATATCAACATGCAATGTGTCCTGCATGGAAAGAGTATGGTAAAAATACATGGTTGGTAAAATCACCTTTTGATATTAAGTTTACTGTAGAAAGTCAAACAAAAATTATACATTCTCCATTGACACCAGAAGCAAAGTATTCTTTAATAGATCAACCACCAGATTGGTTTGATAACGAGTATCCTGAGATACAATTTAAGTATTTGTTATCTTTATGGACGAAAGATAAAGATGTATGGGTAGAGCAAGTTCCACATCCTCTTCTTTCTAGATATGGTCTTGAACTTGTACCTGCAACGTTTCCTATTTCTGTATGGTTTAGACCATTATCTGTAGGAGTAAAGGTATTGGATGTAAATAAACAAATTTTTATACCTAAAGGATTACCTTTGTATTATTTTAGATTATATTCTCAAAGATCTAGATCTAATTTTAAGATAGAATATGCACCACCTACAAAGGAGAAAGTTAGTGGTGCTCTTGCAAACATGAGATTAAAAATATTTTCTAAGTTTGACTCATGGGGATTGATAGAAAATAGAGTAAAAGAAGAAAGTAAATGTCCATTCAAGTTTATGTGGAATAAATGAACGAAGTAGAACAGTTAGTTATAAAGAATCTATTACTTGATGAAGAGTATGTGCGTAAAGCAATGCCTTTTATTAAGACAGAGTATTTTGCAGACACCACAGGTAAGAAATTATTTGATATTTTATCTAAATACTTTATAGATTATAGTGCTATTCCTACAAAAGAAGCACTAGAAATAGAAGTTGGTCAGTTAAAAGATATTTCTGACGACCAACATCAAGAGATTGTAAAAGCTATTAATAATATTGATACAGAGAAATCTGAGTTTGAATGGATATTAGATACAACTGAGAAATGGTGTAAAGAAAGAGCATTATACCTTGCATTGATGTCATCTATTAAGATTGCAGAAGGTAATGATGAGCAGAGAGCAGCGGGTGCTATACCAAGTATATTATCAGAAGCATTAGCAGTTACATTCGATAACCATATAGGTCACGATTACCTTGAAGATTACGAAGAACGATACGACTTCTATCATCAGAAAGAAGAGAAGATTCCATTTGATCTGGAATTCTTTAACAAGATTACAAAAGGCGGTCTTCCTAACAAGACTCTCAATGTTGCTCTTGCAGGGACTGGTGTGGGTAAGTCTTTGTTCATGTGTCATTGTGCTAGTTCTGTTCTACTCCAAGGTAAGAACGTTTTGTATATTACTCTTGAGATGGCAGAAGAAAAGATTGCCGAGAGGATAGATTCTAACCTTCTGAACTGTGATATACAGAACATTACTGAATTACCTAAGATTATGTTTGAAAATAAGGTAACTAACATCGCTAAGAAGACACAAGGTAAACTAGTTATCAAAGAATATCCTACAGCATCAGCACATGTAGGTCATTTTAGAGCATTACTAAATGATCTAGCCTTGAAAAAATCATTCAAACCTGATATAATATACATAGATTATCTAAATATTTGTGCATCATCCCGATACTCTAAACTAGGTAATGTCAATTCTTACTCGTATATTAAAGCCATTGCTGAAGAACTCCGTGGTCTTGCAGTTGAGACTAATGTACCTATCGTCTCCGCTACTCAGACGACTCGTTCTGGTTTCGGTAGTAGTGATGTTGATCTTACTGACACAAGCGAGTCGTTCGGTCTTCCCGCCACTGCTGATCTTATGTTCGCTCTTATTAGTACAGAGGATCTTGAGGGTTTGGGGCAGATAATGGTCAAACAACTTAAAAATCGTTACAACGATCCGACCATATACAAGAGGTTTGTTGTCGGAGTTGACCGTGCAAAGATGAGACTATATGATTGTGAACAGAAAGCACAGGATGATATACATGACAATAAAAAAGACGAAGAGTATAATGAAGAAGAGAAAAAATTACCTAAAAAATCGTTCGCAGAATTTAAATTTTAATGACTAAAAAAGTTGACTTTGATAAGTATGCTCTATTCGTGGATGGTGTCACATCCAATCCCAGTAAGGATTATCAATCTTTTATTGAGAGTCTTAGTGCTCTTAACGGAAAAGGTGCCAATATTAATCGTCTTACCACTGCTGCTGTTGGCATTAGTGCTGAAGGTGGTGAATTTATGGAAATCGTTAAGAAAATGGTTTTCCAAGGTAAGCCTTGGAACGACGACAATCGAGAACATCTTATTATTGAGTTGGGTGACGTTATGTGGTATGTGATGCAAGCTTGTGCTGCACTTGATGTTTCACTTGAAGATGTGGTTGCAGGAAATGTAGAAAAATTAAAGAAAAGATATCCTGGTGGAGAGTTCAATGTGTATGAATCAGAGAACCGTGCATCAGACGACAGATAATTAAGAAAATCTTAAGTTTATAATATACTATAACTCGATGGATTATGAATTAGAATTAAAAAATGAGAAATTAGAAAGTATGATTCATGTTTATGAAGAACACATAGATGTTCTTGAAAAAGAAAACAAAAGTTTAAAGTTACAAGTTGACTTTTTAAAAGAGCAATTATCATACAAAACTTTTGGTAAACCGTTAGATTTGGAGGAAGAAGAATGAGTGGCGACATAGGATTAGAACAACCGATCATCTTTTATGATGAAGAAATTACAGAAGCAAAAAAAATTGTATTAGAGCACAAAGGAATTAAGTTAGCGTATCTAGAAATAAATAATAAAAAAGAAAAAGTAAGTGGCAAGGTTAGATAGTAAAGATAATGTTAACTTAATAAAATTATTGGGTAATAAAGTTCATTTTC